CACCTACGCTGGTGGGTCGGACGCCTACGGCTACCTCGCCGACCAGATTCTCGGCAACAGCCAAGAAGCCAAACTGCTCCGCGAGAACCCGACGCTGACGACCCTCGCGGCCTATTGCACCGACCATCCGTGGCAACGCAACCTGCTATTCCCGTGCGAGGGCTATCTGGAGGTGCGGTACACCTTCGAGATTACCGAGGACCGGGTGATTCAGAACGCCACGGTCACGGACATCTCGCCCCGCGACGACGGGATACCGTGGAATCCAGAGGACTTGTCCACGAAGATAATGCAGGTGCCGTTCGACATGGTGGCGGCGCTGGGTCCCGAGGTGTGGGGTCCCGAGAACATGGTGACATGGTTCCTCTCGGTGTCAGAGGAGTGCGACATCCGTGAGGTGGTGCAGTGGGACGGCTCAATCGACGGCAAGGCGCTCGGTCGCGCTCGGAAAGAAGCGCGGAAATTCATGGAGGAGGTGACGGCGGACGCCGATTCAATGGCCGAATCCCGTCGCCGATTCCGCGACGAGGTGCGTGAGAAAGAATGACCGACCAGCACGTCTCGACTGACGACCACTCAGCGGTGGTCGAAGTCGAAGGCGAGGATGCCTTTGACCGGGCGAAGACGATTCTGGATGCGTTGACACCCGGCCTCGAAGGTGACGTGACCTACATCAAGGTCGAAGCTCGCGCCACCCCAACCGACGCCGACAACGAAGTGGCGGAAAAGCCTGCCGACGCTGACGCCGACGCCGACGCCGACGACGAGGCGGAGCAGACGGGCAAGACGCCGGGGTCACGCGAACACCTCACCGAACACGACCGCGCTCGGGAGATGCTCGGGCAGGCACAGACGAGCAAGCACGCGATGCTGGCATACGTCGCGGCGGCGGACGAGCCGGTCACGTCCACTCAGCTCCGCGAGTTCATCCGCGACCACACCGACTACGCGCCGACCTCGGTGTCGGCTACGCTCTCGGACCTGTATCGCGGCAAGCTCTTGGACCGTGACCCGCTCACCGAGCAACAGCGGGGCGGGAAGACCTACGAGTATTCCATCACGGAGTGGGGACGTGACGAACTGGAGCGTAAAGCGCCGTATCACACGGCGGGGGACGGCCTCGACCCAGCGCACACCGAAGACGGGGTGTTAGAGTATGGAACGTAGTGACGACGCGCCGATTTGTAGCGTGTGCTTCGCCCCTATCGAACCGGGCGACCAGTACGCCTACATCGAGGAGCCGTTAGTCGGTGAGCTGACACAGCCGCGCTGGTATCATTGGCGGCACATCGAGACAGGAACACGAGGGGGTGGAGATGAGTCTGAGTGACGACCTTCGAGAGCTACGGCGCGACCTCGGGACGGTGCGCTACCACCAAGAGCATGACAGCCCAGTGCAGGCGTATCACAAGCTCATGGAGGACGTGTGGCCGGAGCTTCCCGGCCTCATCGAGCAGGCGGAGCAACTGGAGGACCACGCACGGAATGACAGCGAATGAAAAAGTCACGGAAACGGACGAGGAGTGCGACAACTGCGGCGGGCCGCTTCTGCGACTCCAGCCGGAGCCAGAGAAGACCGCCGACATCGACCACGACATTGCGTACATCTGCGATGCGTGCGGCGCGGTGGACCGCTACGTTACCACCGAGGAGGACGCCAATGACAGTGACGGAAATTGAGCAACTCGACTTCGGGTGGGCCGACAGCTACGACCCGCCCCGTCCGGCTCTCTACGTCGAGGCGACGACGGACATCGACCCGTGGGGCGAGTTTGGCGTGCAGTACGCCGCCGCCGCAATCGACGGCGAGAAGCGGTTAGTCGTGCGGACCGACCACGGGTCGGGATTCACCCGCGAACCGACGAAGACCATCCTCTACTGGTTAGCGGGGGTGGTGAATTACGGTGGCTACGAGTGCTATATCACCTACGACCCGCCTGACGGCGAGGGCGGAGTGGCGGCCCAACAGCACATCAGTCTCTCGCAAGCGGACCAGAAGGCGCTCAAGCAGGTGCGTCGGTCGCTGGCGGACGGCATCGAGTGATATGACCAGCGGAACGGTGACTCAGCCAATGACATACGTCCCTTCGGAGATAGCCGATGAGGTAGAGGACCTGATAGAAACGTGCGACTACTGCTCGCGGACGGCCATTGCCACGACGGTTGTCGCGGAGCGGTTGGACAGCGCGGATGAGATGGCGGATTTGTGCATTGAGCATATCGTGCTGGCCCGCCGGTTTGATAATGCGTACTTCTATTCGGCGGCGGCGCGACGGGGGTGTTTCGGGGAATGAGTGGGCGGCAGTTTCAACGGGCTTCCGTCACCTTTAACTCTCGACATCCCTTATTATTACTTAGGCACAACACCCACGACGTGTCTCGGACGGCAGTCGCGCTGTCTGAACGACCCTCACGGGGACCCGACCCACGAGGTGCAACGACCGATACGCAACGCTACAGCAGACACCGACCATGAGTACGATACACTTGCGACAGGACCTCGAACGGGTCTTGCTCAAAAACTTCGAGAATGGGACCAGTGAGATGACTAACCACGCCGTCGCGGAATGGCTCTACCAGCAGGGGTTGCTGGATGAAGAAGAATGGGAGGAAAACCGCGTCGAGGAGATGGAGTCGGTCACCGAGGATGTGGAGTCGGTCGAAGCCTAAGTCATTAGGCACGGTCGGCTCCCCGCCTCTCATACCCGGCATGGTTGCCAGCCATGTCGGGGAGTAGGCGGGAACTCGCCAGTCTCGCCGAATCCATGACAGGGGCCACAACAGGCACACACAGAGGTGACGCACGAACCCAATGACCAACGGACAACACTGAGACATGGTGCAAGCAATGACCGATAAGCCAACCGCACAGAGTGAAGACCAACTGAAGGTCCTCCGGTACGCACGGGACCATCCCGACGCCACCCCGAGTGACATCGAGGGGGCATTGGATGACGAGCATATCGGCGTCAAATACGTCGAGCGGATTCTGCACGACTTCGAGCTACCGGAGGAGGAACGGCAAGCCGTGGATGAGACGGTAGCGACACTCACGGGGGGTAATGACACGGATGACGACCCAGCCGATGCGGACGAAACGAAGGAGTCAGATGACCGTGCCACCGACGACCTGAACCCGATGAGTCAAGCGTTGAGTGTCACCCCGGACCCCGATGCGGTTCGGGCTGATAGGAGTATCGAATATGAATGTTCCCTCTGCGGGGAGAAGCGCAACGACCTCGGGTCAATCCAGCGCCACGTCACATCAAGCGAGGACTACCGCCATAAGGACCGTCACGGGACGGACCCCGGCGCAATCAACGTCCTTGGCAATGACGCGCTGAATGAGCTGAATCAGCGGCGGGCTGAAGCTGATGAAGACACCTTGATGGACCAATTGGACTTCCACATCCTGTGGACCATTGCGCGGTACCCGGACAGGACGCAGAAGTTTATCGCCGAACAGCTCGGCGAAACGCAGTCAAAGGTGTCTTTCCGGCTCCGCGAGATGGGCGTGGATTGGCAGAACCGCCAAGAGGTTGTTGAATCGCTTTTTCCCGAGATACCAATGGCTGAAGCAGACCAAGAGACGGAAGACAAACCCGATTCAGACGAGTCCGATGAAGTGGTGCAGAAGGAGGTCGGGAATCGGTCGTACTCCGGCCCCTCGAAGGGCGTCGATACGACCAGTGGCGAACCACCTTCGACGCTCGCCGAGACGATACAGGAACGGAAGAAGCGCAAGAAACTGGCTGGCGCACTCCTTGATTCGTGGGACACCCGGACGGCCAAGCAACAAGCCGTCCTCCTCGGCCACCTTGCGAACCCCAACATCACGAAGGGAGGACTCGCCCAGTACGCCGACGTGGACACCACGTATCCCGGTGGGGTCCTCAAAGACCCCGAGGAGAGCGGTGATGGGACCGGCTACGGCGACCTCCGCGACAAACTCGCGGACGCGATAGATGATGGGTTGCTCTCGCTGAATCAGTTGTATCATCGGATGAAAGATTCGCCCGACCACAATCCCGAATTGCTCAAGATTGAGCAACTCGCGGAGGCGGTCGAACCAGAGCCACCGGACACCGAACCCGTCGAACAGGAGCAATCGGTGACACCCACGGAGTTCGAGCAAGCAGTTACGCCCGACGCCACCGAGGCGGCGGACCGCGCCACCGACGACTTAGCGGCGGCGCACCTTGCGCTCACCGAGGAGGAGGCGTTCGAGCTACTGACGGCGGCTGGTGTCCCCGAGCGCATCAAACGGCGGCTCTACGCCGAGGTGAGCAACAACTGATGGACCCGGAGTCCGAACTTGCCGGGTGGGACTACATCAAGCGGGTGGTCCGGTGCGACGACTGTGGCTGGTTCATCGAGGTAACGGTGAGCGGCCCGCCGGACACGGCCCCTATCGAACGTGACATCCTGTCACGGACGTGGTGGCACCACGAGCATGGCGACACCTGCCCGGTCTGCGGAGGTGATTTAACGTTCCACGGCGATTGGCACTAAGCATGGGGCATGGGAAGCTGACCCAGCGGTTCGATACCAAGGACCGCGTGTTCGATGCTGATAGACGCCTCCCGCTCTCGCCAGCACGAGTCGTGGGGTACGTCGGGGACAACGCCGCCGAGTACGAGTATCTGCCGGGCCGGACGGTAGCCTCGGTGGACGCGGGGTATCCCCCGCACGACCGCGTGGTTCGGGTCGTGTTCGAGAACGATTTGGACCGCGAGTTCGACCACGACGAGTGGATTCTGTGGAACCACGACGACTTTGCAGACCGCGTGGCTGACGCCGAGGTCAAAACCTACGACTACCACGAGACGCGATTGCGCCCCCTCAAGAACGCTGACCCGTCGATGCTCCGGTAGGTGTGCGGGAAAATCGCCGCACCCGTGAGAGGTGAGACGGACCTGCAACCCGCCCGTAAACTCAGTCTTATTTAGGATTGCCTCGGACTCCGAGGTGGATAGTGCGAGATGTTGGCACGCGACTATCCCCGAGGCACGACACATGGCTCTGAGTGAAACTATCACCGTCGCTCGACGGGGCGATGACAAGCTCCACATCGAGCGCAACGATGGCGCAAAGTGCGAGACGGACGCCCGGTTCCGCAACCAAATGACGATTCCGACGACGATGCTCGACAACGTGACGCTGAAGGACATCTGCCACGAATGCGTGGATACGCACTTCGGCGACGACCCCGCGTACAACACGGTCGAGCTGAAATTCCCGAAGGGGTAGCGATGGTCGGTGGCGAAGCCGCCACCGCACGAGACGGGGCGTTCAGCACGTACACGGAGATTCACGCCTTCGTGATAGGGGTGGCACTCGGTGTCGCCGCTGTCCTTCCGGTCCCCGCCGTCCGCCGGTCGGTCAACGCGCTCGCGGGCCTCGGCCCGCAGTGCAAGCGCACCGGCGCGATACGCGAAGCCGCCGCCGAATCATGGTACGCGCTCGGCGGGATACTGCTCGGACTGGGACTGGGCCTCGTCCTCGACGTGGCACTCATCCTCATCGTCTTCCATTGGGCCGAGGCGGTCGCGTGACTGTCCGGCCCGGAACACGCACCACTATTTCGCCGGGCTGATATGCGACTCATAGACGCATGACCCGGAAGTTCACCGTACAACCTGCCGACGAGGACGACGAGGAGGAGGAGGACGAGGATGGCGCTGACGACTGATACTGGCGTGTGGGGCACCAGCGACCTCGTGTCGCGCACCCTGCTCCAGAATGCGCTCGGGAACGACTACGACGGCCAGCGGGATTACTACGATGTGTTAGGCTACCCGGAGGACCCGCAGGCCGTCGATTACCTCGCTCGCTACCTCCGCCAAGACATCGCTCGAACGATTGTTGATGCTCCGGCGAACACGTCGTGGCGGAATCGGCCCGAAATCACCGATGATGGAGAGAATGACGAGGAGTCTGAGACGGCGTTTGAGGCGGCTGTCACCCGCCTGTTTGACGAGCATCGCCTGTTGCACTATCTTGAACGCACCGATAAGGTGGCGGGCATCGGACGCTTCGGCTTGCTATTCCTCGGTGTGGCGGACGGCGACGAGAACGACATGAGCGACCCGGTGGACGAGCAATCGTTCACCGACCTTGACGACCTCGCGTATCTCTCGGTGTTCGGCGAACACCGCGTCAACGACATCGACTTGGTGACGGACCCGGCGAATCCCCGGTACGGTCTGCCGAAATACTACCGGATTGAGTTCTCGCAAGAACACGGCCACCAATCGCGCCGCGTCCATTGGTCGCGGGTGGTTCACGTTGCCGAGGACCTACTGGAGGACGAAATTCACGGTCGGCCCCGGCTTGAAGGCGTGCTGAATCGGCTCCACGACCTTGAAAAGGTAATTGGCGGGAGTTCCGAGATGACGTGGCGCGGGGCGGACCGCAAATTCGTCCTCGACGCCGACCCTGACATGGGCCAAATCACCGACTCCGACGAGCTGAAAGGCGAAGTCGAGGAGATGATTCACGGCCTCCGCCCGGTCGCCTACACGCGAGGGATGGACTTGCAGAGTATCGAGGGCGATACCGTGGACCCGTCCGGCATCGTTGACGAACTGCTCAAGCTCATCGCCGGAGAGACGGGCATCCCACAGCGGATTCTCACCGGGTCAGAACGCGGCGAGCTGGCGTCCACGCAGGACCGCGCCACATTCTACGGACGCATGGGCGAACGCCAACAGCACTTCTGTGAGCCACAGATGCTCCGCCCGATACTTGACCGCCTTATCGACTGCGGTATCCTCCCCGACCCGCAGGACGCCGAGTACGAGGTCGAGTGGCCCGCGCTGTTCGAGCTATCGGACTTGGAACAAGCTGAATTGCAGAACAAGCAAGCACAGGCGCTCAAGCAGGCGGCCCCCAGCGGTGACCCCGGCCAACTCGGGACAATCGAGGAAATCCGCGAGCAGGTCTTGGACTGGTCGCCCGAGATGGGAAGCGAGACGGACGTGGAACCCGACGAGCTTCAAGAGCCGGAGGAGGAGGAGGACGAGACACGCGACGTGTTTGACGACGTTATCGAGGACGTGGCCGGGCCGCAAGACCCCGAGGCACCCGAAGCCCCGACCGACGCTCCCGAGGGAGAAACCCCAGTTGCGGACGGCGGCGATACCCCGGAGGACGCATGACCGAGGAGTTGACCGAGCAACCCGCCCCGGAAGACGCCCGGTGTCCCGAGTGCCACGCCGCGCCGACCGAAGAGTCAATCACCCGCCACCGGCTCAGTAATCTCGGTTACCTCCACGACGACGTATATTGGGAGTGTACCGAGTGCGGTAACGAGTGGTTGTCAGGCATCCCCATCGGGGAGTACGATGGCGGCGACGATTTATGGTGCGAGTCCTGTGGCTCCGAGTGGATGCTAACCCATCGTGTACTACCGAACGGCGACACGGTGATTCTGCATCTGAAGTGCCCAAACGACGAGTGCTATCACTGGAAAGACATCGAGCGTTCGACCGATGGGGTGGGCCGGGCGTTGGTGGGCTATCCGCAAATCACTGGGTCAATCGAGGGGTGCAAGCCCTACGGCTACCCGGAGGGTGCCGATGAGCCAGAGTAGTGCATCCCGAACGCTTACGTCGAGAACGGTTCAGCGGCGGCTTGAAAGCCAGACGGACCCGACACAGACGAAGACATTGCGGAATCGTTACTCGGCAGAGGTGTACCGCCGGTTCCGGGCGCTGAAGGGGGTGATTCGGAAAACTATCGTGAACCGTGACGCCTTCGGGATAAAATCACGTAAAACGTCATTGCAGTCGGGCGATTTCACCGGCAACGCCCCGGACGATATGGTGCCCGGCGATGGCTTTCGGTTCCCGACTGACCCGGATAAACTGGAGGCGTTCATGGAGTGGCTGGACGAACAGGAGCAACGCGGCATCCTCGAAACCACGCGGGACGTGCGCGGTGTCACCGGGGCGTCCTCGCCGTGGATGAACACCTACCTCCGGGCGAGCTACAAGAAGGGGCTTCGCCACGCCGACCACGCCGCGTACAAGCTCGGGTTGGTGGACTCGAAAGCCGACATCACCCAGATATTCAACGCCCCTCGCCACGTCGAGACGGTCGGCATGACGTACACGCGGGCGTACCGCGAGCTTGACGGCGTGACACGGGCGATGGACCAAGCCATTAGCCGCGAACTCTCGCAGGGCCTCGTCTCCGGTGACAACCCCCGCGAGATTGCCCGTAATCTGAATGCGTCGGTGGATGACATCGGCGTGACGCGGGGCCGCCTAATTGCCAGAACTGAGACAATACGCTCATTCAACCAAGCGGCTTTGAATCGCTACGAACAGCTCGGCATCAACGAGGTCGAAGCCAAGGTCGAGTTTCGAACCGCCCAAGACAGTCGGGTCTGCGCCGAGTGCCAATCGCTCGGAGGGCGGACGTTTACGACGGATGAGGCGAAGGGTATCATTCCGGTGCATCCGGCGTGCCGGTGTACGTGGTTGCCGAAGCGTCCGTCGTCGTCGTAGCAGTTTGTAGCG